GAATTTAATCCAAATCCTTTTGAAAATCTTAGAAAAGATGAATATATGCCAGAAGAACTTAAGCAACAAATTAAAGATTTAGAAGATAGATTTTATTATAATGATTGTGGAAAAAATTAGAAATTATCTCAATCTAGATTAAATAATGTTTTACGCACCACAATTTAATAATAATAATAATAGTAATAATCCTCTTGGAAATCTAATATTCCAAGAACTAGCGAAAGATATTGAAAATAAAAAAGCTGAAATAAATAAAAAACATAATCAAAAAAATGATGAATTACAGATGATTGAAAATAAACACAAAAATGATTATCAGAAATTCAAAGATTCACTTGATATAGAACAATCTAGAGAATCAGAAATTGAAAAACGTAATTTTATTGAATCTCAAAAAATTCAAAATAAACAAATTCAAAATTTACAAGAACAAATTACAAATTTTAAAATAAATGAACAAAATTATTATCGTAATTCTAAAAATATTAGAAGTTTTAGTTCATTTACAAACCCAAGTAGATTAATATCAATTACACCAACAAATGATAAAGATTTTTTAATTCGATTAAATAATAAATGTTTGACTGTAAATAGCACCGAAAATTATAATTTAGAACCATGTTCTTTAAATAATCCAAATCAAAGATTTATGAATCATACAATTTATGATGTTCCCTCTCTTATGAAAGTATATCCAAATATTAATCCAGTTCCAGAAAGTGTAGAGCCATTTAATATTATATATTCAAAAATATCTGGTTTATGTTTAACCGATGAAAATGATGGTATTAGTCTTCAAGAATGTCAAAATATATTTACAGATTTGAAAAATATACAAAAATGGAAACCTGAAACAACATCCCCACGATGTCAATAATTTATTATTTTTTTTATTTTCTTACAAAAACAATAATGAGAATCATTTTGGTAATATTAATTTTATTAACATTTTACTGTCTTTTTGATGGATATTATCGAAAAAAAGAAATTGAAAATTTTAATGATATTATTCTAGATAATCCCATTACTAGAAAACAAACAGAATTAATAAATAGACTTGATAATATTAAACATAATTATCAACCAAATATTGATAGAATTAGTGATAAATTATTAAAAACACTCGATCATGAAGATTATAATTTACAAAAAATTAATTTTGAAAGCGAACAAAGAGAACAAGATAAACGAATCAAAGATATTAGTGATTATATATCTGAACATAAATTTATAGACAATATCAATTCTAGAGGTAATAATATATTAGATGGATATAAAAGTATCAAAAGTCTTACTAATAGTCAACCATTAAATTTAATTCCAATATTAAATAAAAATCAAAATATTGATGGATATCAAATTATTGCTAATGGTGGGTGTTTATCTAATACATCAACTGGAATGACTGATATAATTCCATGTAATCAAAATAATATTAATCAATATTTTGAATTACAAGAAATTTCAAGTCGTAAAGATTATAATTCAGTTGTTGAAACTGGAGAAATTGAACCAGATTCAATTGATAATAATAAATATCCATTTGTAATAACTAAATCCGTTTCAAGTGGTAATTGTCTAACAAATCATGATGGATATGTTAGTTTTGAAGTGTGTAATATAAATAAAAATCAACAATGGAAACCATCACTTGATAGTGTTAAATGTATTGAAACATAATAACTAAATTAAACAATTTATATAAAGATGTATTTTCTATAATACCAATCACACATCAATGTAATAAACTATTTCCATTATATTTGTGTTCAAAATCTTCTTTTTCTATATTTTTAGTTAAATTATTAATTGAAATACCTCTAGAAATAACATTTTGGATAATTTCTAATGAATTTGAATATCTAAAATTAAAATTTTTTTTGTAAAAGATTGATTATTAAATTGAATATTAACTGAGATATTATAAATTCAAAAAATAATAAAAAATATAAAATAATCTTTATTAAATCAATTTTTTTATAAAAAAGAATTAATAAAACAATTAATAAATTTAATTAATAAATTTAATTAATAAATTTAAAAATATAAACATCTTTGAATGTTTTTCTACAATATGGACATTGATTTCCTTTCAATACTTGAGAACAATTATAACACACTCTACCACAATTACATTCACATTGTAAAATTGTAATTTTATTACAATCTATTTTATTATAACAAATTTCACATTCTGAAACTACATGACAATGTTTATAATTTATTAAATATTCTTTATATGTTTTACCTTCTTGATTTTTTAATGATTTATCAATTTCCAATGTTTCTAGATATTCTAAAATTTCATATGAAGATGTATTTTCTTTAAAACCAATCGCACACCAATGTAATAAACTATTTCCATTATATTTGTATTCTTCATTTCCTTTCTCTATATTTTTTGTTAAATGTGTTAATGAAACACCTCTAGAAATGACTTCTTTAATAATTTCTAATGAATTTGAATATCTAACCAAAAAAGATAAACATGTATCACTATATTTATTTTGTAAATCTAAATTAGCTCCGGCTTTAATAAGTTCTTTAACTGTTTCTAGAGATGAATCAGTATTTGAATATTTTGAAGCTAACATTAAAGTTGTAAATAGCCCATTATTATATTGTAAATTTAGATTAGCACCTGCTTTAATAAGTTCTTTTACTGTTTCTATAGATGAATAAGTATTTGAATATCTAGAAGCCATCATCAAAGCTGACCATCCATTAGTTTGTAAATCTAAATTAGCCCCTGCTTTAATAAGTTCTTTTACTGTTTTTAGAGATGAATCAGTATTTGAATAACTAGAAGCCATCATTAAAGCTGTATAGCCATTATTATTTTGTAAATCTAAATTAGCTCTACTTTTAATAAGTTCTTTTACTGTTTCTAGAGATGAATCAGTATTTGAATATCTAGAAGCTAACATTAAAACTGTCCATCCGTTTATTTCTTGTAAATCTAAATTAGCTCCACTTTTAATAAGTTCTTTTACTGTTTCAAGCGAACTGTCTTTATTTGAATTAGATGAAGCTACCATTAAAGCTGTTATTCCATTATTATCTTGTAAATCTAAATTAGCTCCACTTTTAATAAGTTCTTTAACTGTTTCTAGAGATGATGTTGTATTTGAATATCTAGAAGCATACATTAAAGCTGTCCGACCATTATTATCTTGTAAATCTAAATTAGCTCCACTTTTAATAAGTTCTGTAACTGTTTCTTGAGAACTGTCTTTATTTGAATATCTAGAAGCTATCATTAAAGCTGTCATTCCATTATTATCTTGTAAATCTAAATTAGCTCCACTTTTAATAAGTTCTTTAACTGTTTCTTGGGAACTGTCTTTATTTGAATATCTAGAAGCAATCATTAAAGCTGTCATTCCATTATTATCTTGTAAATCTAAATTAGCACCATCACTAATAAGTTGTTTCACTGTTTTTAAAGAATTACTATTGTTTGAAGATTCACAAGCAATCATAAGAGGTGTTTTTCCATCTTTATTTTTCATATTAACATTTTTTACAGAATTAAATATTTTTTGAATAAAGTTTAATTTTTTAGACCTATTAGACATATCAGATATAAATTAATAGATAATATGTAAATAAAATACAATAATTGTTAAAGTTAAAATAAAAAGTAATTCAAATCAATTTTTTATGTCAAAATTGAATATGTAAAAATATTAAATATATTGAAGATTATATAAAATACATAAATAATAAAAAACTGAATAAAATATAGAAATAATGAAGATATAGTCAAAATTGTAATATTTTTTCTATGTATAATTCAAAGTAGATTTTATATTATGAACGAAAATAAATATTTAATAATAATTGTATTTACGATATTAATAATAATTATTTTGATAAATATATATAATTATCAAAGGAATAAATCAATTGAAAAATTTACAATTAATAATAATACAAGTATTTCAACTGAAACATTAAAAAATATTGGAAGTAATCCTCAAATTGACAGAAGAGGTAATAATGTTATAGCAAATCCTGCGACTAATTTATCAAATAATTTATTAATCGGAAGTCTTAATAAATTAATTGGATGGAATCCACCAATACCAACTAAAAAAACAGATGAAATGCCTTATTTAATTGTAGATTTAAAAAAATTAATGAAAGTAAATGCTATTGCTACAAGTGGAATTTTAGGTTATAAATTATTATATAGTCGTCATAAAGATCATCCTACATTATATGAACCAATTCTTAGAGTTGGAGATGGACGTTCAGAACTTCAATTTGAAACAAATAATACAGATTTAATATTTTTGGTTAAGGATTTGGAAACTGAACAAAAAGAACCAGTATTTGCTAGATATATAAAATTAATTCCTTTACATCCAAGTGAATTAACATCTTCATTTGTAGATTCAAACACAAAAATAGATTATGTAATTAATCCAAAACAAGGATTAAAAATAGAAATATTTGCGATAGCACCAGAAGCTGTACCTTCAACTGGAGGAGAACCATTAACAGGACAAGCAAAAGTATTGGATGAAAATGGAAAACAAATTAATGGGGGATGTTGGAGAGGAGAAAAGGATAATCAAGACCAACAAATTAAGATTGTTTTTAGTGAAAATAATTTAACAGTTCCAAAGGTTATATATTCTGTTAATTTTACTTCAAAGAATAAAGAAGATCAATATGTTCAAGAGTTTTCAATAACATATCTTCATGAACCATCAAACACAATTGAGACTGTAAATAATATTAAGGGAAATACAAGTAATAATTCAAATAATACATTTACATATTATTTTGAAAAACCAATATTAGCAACATCATTAATAATTAAACCAACAAAGAGATTATCGCGACATATTGATCCTGAAATGTGTTTTGAGGTATTTGGTGAAAATGTCAATCAAATACAAGAAAAAATGTTAGTTGATAAGAAAAAAGAAGAAAAATGTTCATCTGAATCGGATCAACAATGTGGTTCAGTAAGTGATTTAGTTAGTAAGCAAAGTGATATTATAACATTATGTGATGCTCTTGAACAACAAGAAAAAATAAGAGAAAATAAAATGAAGATTGAAAGAAATAAAAAATATCATTTACAAATGGAAGAACAAGATAAACAAATAAAAAAATTAGAAGAATTAATGAAAGACTTAACTAATTTTAGAAAACATCGAACAAATTTAGATGATAATCAATTATTGGAACAAAAGAAAGTTCAAGATGAAATGGAAATGAAACTTCGAAAATTAGCTGAAGAACGTCTAGAAAATCAAAAGAAATTCAAAGTAAATTTAAATATTAAAGAACCAGTAAAAGAATCATTTACAAATTATTCAGAAACAAAACATAATTTTATGCGTAATTATGAATTAAATCGTCCTCAATTATTTTATGAAGATGAAATTCTAGATGGTAAATCTTCACAATTATCTTTTAGAAATAAAATGTATCGTAAAACTCTAGATAAATAAAGATTCAAGCATATATTTTTATTTTTTCTATTTTCTCAATAAAATATAATAAAATATAATTATATAAATGCCAGTAAAAATTTTATTATTATTAGTATTTTTAATCACAATGGTATTTTTTATTGGGTTAAAATTAATATATATTTATAAAATTGTAATTAATAAAAATCTTGAAAATTTCACCAATTCAGATAAATTAAATCAAATACTTGGAGATAATGAACAATATAAATTGAAAAAATTAATACAAACAAAATCATCTGACCAATTCGGAGATTTAGTTTGGGATAATTTTAGTTTTCTAGGTAGTGTTCCTAAATGTTCTCAATTTGATTTTCGAAATAATTGTCCAATTAGTATTTATGAACCATATCTAGAAAATGGATATCTTTCAATTGGTCAAATAATTACTAAGAGTCATAATAATCCACGTTTTGAAAATGTTCTAGACCCAAGACAACCTAAAATATCTGAAATAGATAATACCACAAATTTAAAAGCAATTACTGTATTTGGAAATAGTCTTAAACATCCACTTGATTTTAAAAAAGTTATATCTTTTGGTAATGGGTCTATGTCAAATAGATTAGAAAATCGCGAGACATTACGTAAAATTGAGAAAAAAATTAATTTCAAAGATTATTATCCTGCTTTAATAGAAGTATTTTCAAAATATGATATGGAAAATGGACAAATTATAAGTCAACAAATGGAACAACTTAAAAAATATTTTATGGAACGAGTTAAAATTAATGCAATTTATACAGTTAAAGATGGACAAACTCTTACAAATCTTCAACAATATGGGCGATATTATAAAGATAATGATTTTCCATATAAATTATATAATTTAGAATTGGGAAAATATATTGATGATTTCAATATATTGAAAAACATTAATAATAATATGTTAAGTAAAAATCAAAATATATTAAATATATATACGATTGATGAAAGAAAGGAAATTGTAAAAAAACTTAGAATAAATGGATTTTTAACAGGAGTTCCAGAAAATAATAATGATTTAAAAAATATTATGGAAAAACATTTTAAAAATAGATTTTACTTAATTGAATGTCCAAAGGGGTTTCAATGTCAAATTAATCATCAAACATCACAATCAATTATTGGTTTGGTTGATTCAAAAGATTATTTTATTACTGGAAATTTAGGATTTAAAAGTATGACATATCGTATTCATCCAGATTATTTTAAATACATGTTGGATACACGATTTAAAACACTTAATGACCTCGTTAATAAAGCAAAAGTAATTGATGAAAAAGAAAAAATCGGACAATATTATATGATTACAATATGGCAACCACAAGCACCCGATGGATATGTTGCACTCGGATATATAGCCACAAATAGTGAGGAAAAACCTAAAAATACATCAATTGTATGTTTACCTAAAAATTGTGTTAAGGCATTTAATCGGAGAAAATGGATTCCAGATGATAAAGTCTGGGAAGTTATTATAAATAACGTTAAATATTCATTTTGGAGAAATCCATATTTGGGGACAATTATTGTTTCAGTTGGTGATAAATTACCAGACCAAATCCCTGTTTCAAATAATCAATCACAATGGTTATGTTATGATATAATTCCTTGTATTAAAGAATGTGATTATGTTGATAAATTAATTGATAGTGAAAAGAAGTCAAAAAATCTATGTAAAGCACATAAAAAAATTAATGGGGGTTATGGTATTCAAAATAATTATAATCAGTCTGATTGGGAAGAAACAAAACAATTACAAGATTTAGTAAATGAAAGGAAAACATATCTAAAAGATTTAGTTGAACGTATTAAAAAGATTTTAAGAGAAGAGGAATTATATCAAGAATTAACCAAATCTCATAATAGATTTCATTTTAAAAATACTGTTGAAGAACAACGTTTATTACATGATAAATTAGTTGATAAATTATTAAATGAAAAAGGCATTAAAGTTGATATTGTTTCGCCTGAAGGATTAAGTAAATTAAAAAAATTACTTAATATATTAGTTAATAAAGAATCATCAACTCCAGAAACTCCAATTTGTGATGATTGTCCTATGTGTCCCGCACCAGATATGGAAGGTTTAGTAAAATTAAAGGATTTATCTGGATGTTATGGATGTATCGAACATGTTGTAGCTGAGTTAATAGGTGATTTGGCAAGTAGTGGTCAAGAAATACCAACTGAATTAAAGCAATTTGTATAAAATATTTATATTTGTGATTTTTTTGTTCAATAAATCTATTATTCTTATATATATGTAATTTTTATTATTTTTTATATCTAGAATCTAACTATTTTGATTTAATCAATTTTTTTTAGAAAATATTAAAATAAAAAAATATTAATAAAAGGTAATCGGAATTTATTTTTTATTTTTATATATGTTTCATTTTATTTAATAAAAATAATTTTAACATATTCTAGAATGTTTTTTAAATAATTTATAATTTTAGACATTTTTTAATTAAAATCAATGAAAAAATAATATAACAAAATTCTTTAAAATTTTAGTTTTTCTTTTTATAAATAAATGAAATTCGCCTACTTTTTATAAAAAAAAAATATATTTGTTTAGTTATATTTTAATGTAATTTTAATAATAATTATAGAAAAAATAAAAAATAAATTCCGATCACCTAATAAATAAATATGTATAAATATTTATATTTGTGATTTTTTTGTTCAATAAATCTATTATTCTTATAGATAAGTTTTTGAAGTCCAAATGGAAGTTCAGGTAATATAGTTAATTGATTAAAACTACAATCTATATATAAAAGTGTATTTGGAAGTTCGGGCAATATAGTCAATTTATTACCACAACACATAAGTTTTTGAAGTCCAAATGGAAGTTCTGGTAATATAGATAATTTATTATTTATACATTCAATATGTTCAATCGTTTCTGGAAGTTCTGGTAATAAAGACAAATCATTATAATGACATATAAGTTTTTGTAGATTAGTTGGTAGATTAATTAACTGTGCTTTACCATAATGATTATAAACAAAATTTAGTTCGATAATATCATTATAATTGGGAATATCATCAAATTGACTAATATATTTTGAATAAATATGTTCGTTTTTTTTATCTTCGTAATTAATATCTTTGTATTTATATTTAATTGACATTTTCACAAATTTTATAAGTTAAAAAATTTAAATCAATTTTTTAGAATAATTAAAAACTAATAATTTTTGTAATAAACATATATGGAATAGCTAAAAGTAATATTATAACAAATATTCCTATTAAAATTGATTTTGATTCATCTTGATATTCTCTTTGATGTGTTAGAGAAATATTAATTTTATTGTTTATAATTTTGACATTGTTATTAATATCATCACATTTATTATTTATTTCGTTTATAAGATTCATTAATTTTTTAATTTTACTTAGATCTTTAAAATTTTTTATTATGTATGTTTTTATAGTATTATATGTGTTAATTGTTTCTTTAATGTTATTATTATTATTATATGAATCATACAGTAAAATATTATGTAAATTATGTAAAAAAGTATTTATTTTATCCATTTCATTGTTATTGTTATTGTTATTGTTATTGTTATTGTTATTGTTATTGATATTGTTATTGTTATTTGTAAGTAATAAAATAGATTGTAATTCTGATTTACGAGTATCTAATTTTATAAAACCCACAGAACTACAATATTGACATTTATTTTTACAAAATGATGAACATGTATCACAATAAAGATAATAACATACAGAACACATAATTAAATTATATGATTTTTTTGTGAAGGCATCATTATAACATATTTTACATAATAATCTATCATTTAATGACATTTATGTTTATTAAATTATAAATACTTTGTTATTGTTGTGTAAATCAATTTTTATTTTTAATTGTGTTTTCCACTTACTGACTACATATTTAATTTCGTAATAACATTAGTAAAAGACATTTTATATATTAAATTGTATTAGATGGTACAAATGTTATATTACAATATAATAAAAAATATAACTAACATAAATTAATATAATTAATAATAAATTATTCGTTGTAAATAATTATGTGTATGTGTGTGTTTATTGATCATATTACTTTTTGAACATAAAAGATATACAAGTGAATCTGGAATCTGTGGTAATACAGGTAATTGATTATTATGACAATAAAGTTCTGTAAGTGAATCCGAAAGTTTCGGTAATACAATCAATTGATTATTTCCACAATGAAGTTTTTTAAGTGAATTCGGAAGTGGTGGTAATACAATCAATTGATTAAAATCACAATCAAGTATTTTGAGTGAATTGGGAAGATATGGTAATTTACGCAATTGATTATTAGAACATTTAAGTTCGATAAGTCCTTCTGGAAGTTCTGGTAATTCTGTTAATTTATTATGACTACAATTAAGAATTTGAAGATTAAATGGTAGTGGTGGTAATACTGTCAAGTGATTCATAGAACAATGAAGTTTTTCAAGTAGATTAGGAAGTTCTCGTAATAAAGTTATTTCACAATATTCACAATCAAGATATGTAAGTGAATCCGGAAGATTGGGTAATTCACTTAAATTAGTATGACCACATATCAGTTGTTGAAGTCCATTTGGAAGGTCAGGTAATATACTTATTAAAGTATAACAACAAACAAGTTCTTGAAGTAATTCTGGAAGTTGAGGTAATACTATTAAATTATTACCAGAACAATTAAGTTTTATAAGTGATTCTGGAAGTTGAGGTAATGAATCTAAATTATTATTATAACAAACAAGTATTTGAAGTAAATTCGGTAGTTTGGGTAGTTTGTTTAATTTAAATAAATCGTTTGTATATGTATTTTCAGTATAATATATCGCAATAATATTATTATATCGATAAATTTTTTTTAATGATCTGAATGGATATTTTTTATCATTATTGTAATATTTGATATAATTGTACAGCTGGGTAGACATTATATCTACACCTAATGAGAATGTAAAACATATTAATATATAAAATTTAAATCAATTTTTTAGATATATATTTATCCAATTATTCTATAAATCCTAAATGTTTATCTAAATCAAATCCAAGGTTTTGACAATTACGAATCATTGTTTCTGGATAAGTCATATAAGTTTTTAATCCTTGATTATAACATCTTTTTAATCCTTGATTATCTTTTGAAGATCCAGAGGTTTGATGTAAATAACCAAGTCGTTTAATAAGTCTATTATTTTTATGACCATTATAACCGTCAATACATTTAGAATCATTACTTAAAAAATGTTTATCATATTCCTTATTATGACAAAGATATAGTGGTATTGAATCATTATGATATTTATCACTAATTTTAAATGATAAACCTTGATAATTATATCCGGATGGAACTTCTTTGACATCATTTGTATATAAATAATCATCTTTTCTAGAGTTATGATATTGATAAATTGGTTTTTTTTTATTATTAGCTATGTCTAGAATAGTATTATTAGAAATATCTATATCTGAAATATCTATATCTGAAATATCTATATCTGAAATATCTGTATCTGAAATATTATTATTCGATTGATATTTATTTATTTTTTGAATTTGTAATGGTGTTGGAATACCATTTCGTCTAAATATTAAAGCATATTGTCCATCTTCGATTGATTGTCCAATTCCATCACGTTGTTCTTTAACTAAAGCATAACGAGTTCCTTGAAAATCAATTTCAATTAAACATTTTTGAGGTGTTCCACTTATGATTAGAGGGATACCACTATTTTCAGTAAATAAACCCATATAATCGGATGGTGGAAAATAATCCTCTGTAAGTTGATTTAGAGGTTGTCTTGAAACAGAAAGATATAATTTACGGTTATTATCTAAATCATGTAATAATAATTTGTATGTACCAGAAACTGAACTATCTTTTTCTAAATATAATGATTTATTTGAATGTAAGTTTTTATAAGAAAATAGACCAGTATAATTATTGTTATAATTTAGACTAAGACCATCATCAAATGTGGTAATTGATAATTTATGATTAAATAAATTAGAGAACATATTATTACTACTTGATATTTTCTGAGAAGGTAAACATCCACTATCACCAGTTTCCCCAGTTTTACCAATTGCTCCTCGATTACCACTTTTACCAATCATTTGGATATCGATTTTATAATAATGATATAATGTAATAATTAAATATACAAATATGTTAATTACAATACCAATTAATAACATTTTAAGCAATAAATCACTATGTGGATTATTAGAATATGTTAAAACGTTATAGACATATGAATATATATAATAAAAAATAATTGATATAATTATAATTATAAAAATATCGATTGTTATTAACATTGTTCTTATTATTTTGTTATTAGGTTTTTTTTGAGCGGTTTTTTATTGTTTTTTATTGTTTTATATAAATTATAAATCCGATGAAAATAGATATTAATAAAATAATTAATAATATAATAAACAGATCCAATTTTGATTCTATTATATCAATGTGATAATTTATATTATCGTTCATTTATTTTATTTTCAAATAAATTATTATTAAAATTATTATTAAAATTATTATTGTTATTTTTGATTCCAAATAAGGATTTGAATTCACTTTTACGTGTATCTAATATGATAAAATTAGTATTTTTACAATATTGACATACACAATTAATTGACTTTTTACAGTATTGACAATAAACACAATAACAAATAGAACATATATTTAGAGAGTATGATATATCATCAAAAGATTCATTATAACATATTTTACATAAAAATTGGTCATTCATCCTAATTGGTCATTAATACGAGTTAATATGTTTATATATAATCAATTTTTTAGGGAGGCAATAAAAAAAAATTGATTTGAAATAATTATTATAATCAAAATATTAATAATTCATATAATTCATATAATACATAGATTGATATATAATATAATTTTTGATGGATTCAACTAAGAAAACTTCAAATCGTAAATTAACACATGATGAACGTTCAAAATTAATGTCTTCACCAACATTTGACAATTCAGATAATGATATGGAATTATCAAATGATTCTGAAAATACAATTGAAAAAACAACATTATCATTTCAACCTGAAATACAAGTAAATGAAGAAAAAATGGATACAGAAAATACAGGAATTAGTGGGAGTATGCTTTTTAAAACATTAGCAAATTTTCTACAGACACAACAATCAAAAAAACCCCAAGAAAATGAAAAGGTTGTTGAATTGGATGAACCAGATTATACATCCGAACAAATTATTGATAATATTCTTTTAAATTTGGAGATACTTTCTAGAATTAAAGAACATGATAAATTATCGAATCAAGATAAGATTCTAGAAATTGATACTAGAATGGGACAATCATTAAGACGATGGTTTAGTGGTGATAGTAGATGTAATACATTAACAAGAATTGAAGAAATAGCTAATTTAACAATTCAAATTACAAATCAATTACTTGAAGCTGAATATGATGATAGTAATAAAACTTTTAATGAAAAAGAAACATTATTGCGTTCATTTGAAACAAATAAATCACAATATTTTATTAAATTTTCTAAAAATATGGCTGACGCAATTCAAGGACTGAATAATCTTAAGAAAACATATGAATATGATGAAGCGATTAAATCACGTATTGATATGGTCATTGATAAATTAACATGTCGTTTAGGGAAAATAACAGAAAAATTAGCGATTCGAACAAAATAATAATTTTAGATTGAAAGTTGGATGGGATGATTAGTAATAAAAATTGTTTATAAATTAATATTTTTAGATTTTTTTATTCTGAAAATTTATTCACTAAAGGTTTTATTTTCAATAGGAAAAAGTATAAATGATATCTCTAGAAAAAGAATATGTTGAGAAAGCATATCAAGAAATAGCAAATGAATTTAATCAAACTAGAATATGTAAATGGGATTGGATTGAAAATTTTTTACAACAGTACGATTTATCAAAAGATAGAATATATGATTTAGGATGTGGAAGTGGTCGTAATATGAGAGAATCAATGATTGGTTTAGATAATTGTATAAATTTTATTGAAATATGTAAAGAAAAAGGATTGAATGTAGTTTATGGAGATTTAACAGAATTACCATTTGAAGATAATAGTGCGAATGGTATAATTTCAATCGCTTCATTTCATCATTTGGATTCTGAAGAAAGACGAATGAAAGCATTAATTGAAATGAAACGTGTTATTAAACCGAAAGGGAAGATATTATTATCTGTATGGTCAAAGGAACAACCACAAAAAACAAAAAGAATTTTTGAAAATTATGGTGACCAAATAGTCCCATGGAAAACAAAAACAAAAATAATTAATAGATATTATTATATTTTTAGAATTGAAGAAATTAAATCATTGTTTGAAAAATCAGGATTTAAAATTATATCACATAGTTATGATTGCGGAAATGAGATTTTTATATTAGAAAGCTAATCCTCCACTTCCAGAAATAATTCGAAGGATATTATAATTTATAGCGTATATTTTCCATATTGAAGCTACAACATCTGAAGAAGTATATGAAAACATCATATTAATAGAATCTAAACGAGACATATTAGCTTGTCCTGTTGGTTGATGTTCTTCTGGTTTTAAACCGAAACTATAACAATAACAATGTTTTCTAGGACTTCCACTATGTGATTCATATGGTTGAACTTTTCTAAAATAAGTAGCGTTCCTTTCACTAAAGCGATCTTGTCCATTAAATTGTAATTTTAATGACGAAAATGTATCAGATGATGACGTTGAAGAGAAATTCATCATTTGATTTCCTGTTGATGTGTTAATTGTTCGTTTAGCATTAGTAGATAAAGCCCACATTAATTCTTTAACTGGATGTTCGAAACTTATTTTAACACGTTGTGAAGCAATAGAAGCATCAACTTCTTTATTTCCAAGGAATTGAACTTGTTCAATTAAATATTCATGGTGATTTTGACTAAAACGTCTTCTTTCATCATCATCTAATGTAATATAATTACAATAAAGTGTTGCTGATGTAAAAGATGCTGTATTTCCCGATGAATCTTGGGGTGTTGTTATTTCAACATCTGAACGTGTTAATTCAGATAATTGTCTAAATTGGAATGTAATTTTAACTTCATGATTATGTAATGCTACTAATGGAATTGCTAAGCCCGTATTACGACAAAACCAAAATTGAAGTGGTATATATAATCGTTTAGATGTAATAGCATTAGTTTCTAAACTAACATCACTATCATATTTACCAATCATATCATTATATAATTCTCTTTTGTCATTTTTCATTGTTAATTCTGACCAAATCTCCATCCATTCAGGATAATGTCTTTCGATTTCTTGACCTCCAATTTCTATTTTAACATATTCCATTAAACAATGACCTATCGAATTGACCCATCCATGCCATGTAGAACTATTTTGTGATTGATTTAAAGCTGGTAAAACTACTTCAAGATATATTGAACTTAAAAGATCACCATTTCCTCGAGCAATAACTGCTTCTACTTTTTTACCAAAATCAGGATCACCTTTAAAAGGTTGTTCAATTGATTCTATTGAAAAATTGGTATGTCTTCGATAAACAACTTTAAAAAATGTTATTGATGGATTTCCAATTAAATAAACGTCTTGTTCACCGTAGGTTGCGATTTGTATTAATCCTCCTCCCATTTATTTTAGATGTTATATTATTTTATTAAATTTAAAAGTCTCTATTTAATAATTAGATATATTTTTTTGTTTGTAAAAAAGACCCATTATTGTTTTTTTAATTGTTTTTTTTAATTTAAGTATAAATTATATTGAGTTATTATAATTAAAAACTTTCATATGTCTGGAGAAAATAATAACACACAAATTACACCCTTAGATGTTGTTATATTAGGAATTTATAAAGCACAATCTAGAGGAGCATTTAATTTAAATGAGGCTTCAATTCTTGCTAAAGCTGTTCAATATTTTACACAAAAACAAATGTTAAATCCTTCAGTATTACAACAAATTAATAATCAAGAATCATTTTTAAATTCTGTTCAAGAACAAGTTTTCAATAATAATCCAGTTTCAAATAATAATCCAGTTTCAAATAATAATCCAGTTTCAAATAATAATCCAGTTTCAAATAATAATCCAGTTTCAAATAATAAAAAAGTATCTATATCGGATGATGATTTAAGTGATATTTATGTAATTGGAGGGAATAAAGGGAAGAAACAAAAAACAAATTTAAGAATGGTTATTGAGGATGATGAAGAAAATTAATTATTATAATTCCAATGTGTTAATTCATGATTTGTTTCAAAATCAATTTGATATGTGGATTGCTGTATATGTTCGTCAATATAATCATTTAATAATTTATGTCTAGAGACTTTAATAAATGATGTATAAATGATAATTTTAATCTTATGATATAGTTGATTGTCTAGATTTGGTATTAATTTTTTAATAATATATGTAAAATTTGCGTCATATGCTTTGATTAAATTTATTAATTTTGATTTACAAATTTTTATATCATCGATTGAGTTAAAATTATTTGAAGAATAAAGAAGATTATTAATATCATCATAGTAATATTTATATGCTTCAAATTTATATGAAGATTCCCGAATTATAAGGCTATTTTCAATAATTTTTTCAATGTTTTTTTCAATATTTTTCAAATTGTGTTCTTGATTTGTTAATATTTTTTCAAAATTGTGTAAAAATCGTTCTTTTTCTATTAAATTATTTTTATAATTATTTAGGTCGATACTTCGACAATAAGTTATATTATTAAAATCATTTTCTTTTTGTTTATATGTAAATTCTTTTTGGTTCAAATCATTTTCTTTTTGGTTCAATTCATATTCTTTTTGTTTCAAAGCATTTTCTTTGTTATTTAGTTCATTTTCATATTGAAATAATTGATTAATTTCTTTATGATTATGTTTTTGGTGATAAGATGTTTGTATATCTAGATAAATTTTAGATAGAGATTTTAATGATTTGTAAATTTTTCGACAAACACTATGTAATTTTTTATCCTTAGATTTGAATATTTTTTTTTGTTTATTTACAATTGTGGTTTTTAGATTATTATATACATTTATGTATTCATTTTTATGTTTTTCACTAACAATATTATCATTTAACAATAATGAATTTAACATATCAATAAGTATATACACACGATTTTTTTTTGCTTGATTATTTTCATCATCATTTTTATTTTCATTTATTGATAGGAGAGATCGTAATTCTGTTTTACGTGTATCTAATTGATAATATTTTTTTGATTTACATGATGAACATTTTTCTCTAATCATAGAAAAACATGATTTACAATATATCATATAACATGTCGAACACATAATTAAAAATGGTTCTGAAATTGAAAAAGCTGTATTGAAACATATTTTACATATTGATTTATCATCATCTAGATTCATTTGTGTAATAAAATAATAATATATTGATTATTATAAATCAATTTTATCTAAATTATATAAGATTAGATTATAAAAAAATGGTTATTCTAAGTACCAAAAGATTCTGTAATTTTATGATAATTCGATAAATTGTAATTTATATTTGCTTGATTTTCTAGATATTTATTAATATAAAAATTTTTAGATATTCCGATAAATTTTCTAATTGCCAATGCTGTAATTAAATATGTTTCTTGTAAATTTATATCTGGAATAAGTTTAGTTAATTTACTCTTTTTAAAATTTAATATATATGACTTTAATAATGTTTCAAGTTCAGAAATACTTTGGTTTATATTATCGATTGATACTGTTTCACATGTTTCAAGACAATTTGTAAAAATGAGAAAATTGTTGATTTTATAATATGTAAAATTTATATCATTATATGTATTATTTTCCTTTGAAATTATTTTCATATCATCAAATATCATTGTTTCCATTTCTAATAATTTATTTTCATAAACTCTTAATTCATATTCTTTCTTTTGAAGATTGTATTCTCTATGTTGTAATATCTTTTTTTGTTCAGATTCTAAATTATCTAGACGTTTAATTTCAGAATCAATTTCGATATGTATTTGTTTATTTAAAATATCGAATTCATTTTTCCTTTGTTCGAATTCATTTTTCCTTTGTTCGAATTCATTTTTCCTTTGTTCGAATTCATTTTTCCTTTGTTCGAATTCATTTTTCCTTTGTTCGAATTCATTTTTTTGTTGTTCGAATTCATTTTTTTGTTGTTCTAAAATACTTTCACGCTCTTTCAAAAATTTTTCTCTCTGATTAAGAGTATTTTCGAATTCAATTAATTTATCAATTTCTTTATAATTATGTGATTTATGATAACATGTTTGTATTTCAGTATAAATTTGTGATAATGTTATTAATGTGGATTGAATTTCTTGACAAACATTATATAATTTTGTATCACTTGATTTGAATAATCTGTTTTGTTTCTTTACAATTGTTTTTCGTAATTTGGTATATATTTTATTGTGTTTTTGTTGAGATGTTTCATCAAAACATGTTGTATCAAATAAAATTGTCTTTAATATATATTGAAGATTATCTAAATTTTGATTTTCTTTATTTTGATATATTGAAAGAAGTGATTGTAATTCTGTTTTCAATGAATCCAATTTATAATATTGTGTTGATTTACATGACGAACATTTTTCTTTAATTAAAGAGAAACATAATTCACAATATAACATATGACAATTTCCACAAATGATAAATTTCGGATTTGTCTTTGTAAAAGCACAATTGAAACATATCTTACACAATAGTTTATCATCGTTGATATTCATTTTGAAAAAATTATTATAATGAAAAGCATGATATAAATATATATATTATAAAAAATCAATTTTTCTGATTATAATATTATGATAGATTGGATAATTTAATAATATTGATTGATGTTTTCAATTTTTAGATAACTAATATCAATATGATGAATCTTATATTTTCTATCTTTAATGTATTTTATGGATTGGTTAATAAAATGGTTAAACATATCATAAAACATATAATAGTATATAAATTCTTGTGAATCTTGGATAATTTCTTTAATTTCTTCTTCGGTTAAATCTTGAAATATATCATGTGTAATTTTTAAATTTTCACAAATATTTGTTTTGATATCATTATAGTTTGTAAAATCATTATAATTATTTTCTGGTGGGGTTATAGGTTCAATAGTATCCATAATTTGATTTGATGTTTCGCAAAAATTAGATATAAAATTTTTAGCTGTCTGGAATTCACATGTTGGAATTTTTGAAAGTTTATTTATTTCTGATTTTATAAAATTGATAAATTCAATATATTTTGTAATATTTCTAACAAGTAATTCTTCATATTGTCTATCCCATAATTGTGCTCCAAACTTATTATATTCAGGTACAAGATTATAATATCTTTTCTGATCATTTTCTCTTTCAAATATTTCATAAATTTCAGAAATATTATTTGAAATTGTAAAACTCATCATATCATCTGGAATAATTGTAGTAATACGTATTACTGTTCCGTCATCATTCTTATCATAAAATGGTTTAAAAACAGAAGTTCTAAAGGAATAAATATTATCGGAAATATAAAATATATTTTCATAATTTTTAGGAGAATCTGGATCACATTTACGACAATCAATTCTTGAGAAATATGATATACCAAGTTGTGTCAATGGTGATGAAAGATTGTATTTTTTAATAATCGCTGGTTGATCTAGAATACGATTACCTCTAGTATCGAAACAATAATTTGTATCAACTAACTTTCCATTAAGGTAAATTTCAACGTCAGTACAAAATGTCTTATTAATAAGTTTAATTTCAATGTCTGATTTTTGTTTATCCGATGGTGAAATTGTATGTTCATACATTTTAAACTTAGCATAACCTCTAACAGTCAAATCAGGTAGTTGTATTTCTTTTTTTTGTTCATTCGGTGGTGAAATTGTATGTCCATAAGTCGAGTCAGGTAGTTGTCTTTGAATTGTATTTGATTGTAGTAATTCTTTGACGGACATCCTTGTTATCTCTTCTAAATCGTGAGAACTCATATTTGAAAGATGATTTCTAATTTCATGTGTGAATTCTTCAAATGACATGTTTGTAAAGGAAACTTGAAAAGTTTATGATGTAATGTATTTTTGAATAAAAAATAAATATAATAATAAATAAAATCAATTTTTTATTAATATTTTTTTTTGTACTAAAATTGCCAATATAAGTTTTATAAAATGTATATTAATGATTGTATATTAAAAATAATTTCCATCTTCAATTTTTTTGATAATTTGGGGACTTATATCTGAATTGGTTCGATTTTTCCATTCACGAATTGTAAGTTGTCGTGCTTTTTGACCAAATTGTTTATTTTCAAATAATATTTGTTGAATTTCTCTGACTTCGGATTCGGATAATTTTTTCTTTTTATTTTTCTTTTGAGATATTTCAGTATCATTTAAAATTTTAAAATCTAATATTATGCCTTGATTTGTCATAATATAACCATTAATTTGTAATTTTCCATTATGAACATCATTATGACATTCCTTACATAAAGAAACTAAATTGGATTCTAAATTCATATGATTTTGTCCAATCATTCCATTTAGATCTGCTGTACATTGAAATTTTATATGATGAACATCTTCGGCTCGTTTTTGACATATTTCACAATTTGAAACAAATTTATTAGAATTATATATTGATGATTTACCTAGAAATGATTCTAAATTATCATTTGTGATTTCCTTTCGAATTTGATTTGCTAAATTCATAAATTCTGATTCCAAACCCATTGATTTACATACTTCTAGACCATATGTTGAGGGACCACTACCTTCTTTTAAAATACGGTCATATATTAAAATATCTCTTTCTTGGTCATATCTAACAGATAAATGATATTTTTTTACATTTGATAAATTATTAATATGAGTATTACTAGATAAGAAATGTAAATGTGTTGCGAAAATAAAACTAGCTTGTCTTTTTGCTAAAGTTATAATACCTGCTGATACGATAGCACTCGCTGAAATAGTTTCTGTTCCAGAACATAATTCATCACCTAAAACAATACTTTTTTGATTAGCATTTGATAATATTGATTTCAATTCACTTACTTCAACCGCAAATGTTGATTGTCCTTTATAAATATTATCATTGTTCCAAATACGAGTAAATAAATATTCATATGGATAATAAACAAATTCTGATGCTGATACATACATTCCAGATTGTGCCATAATTAAATTTAAGCCAATAGCTTTCATATTTGTTGATTTTCCACTAGCATTTACACCGAATAACAGAAGACCATCAATATTATTTTTAGACAATTGTATATCATTAGGTATATATGGAATACGTTTTTGAATACGTTCAACAATTGGATGTCTTAAACCTTTAATATCAATATAACTTTTATTATTATTTGTATCTAATGGTTTTATTATTGGTCGGACATAACCATTATTAATAGCGGTTTTAGCACAACTTTTAATAACATCAATTTCACCAATAAAATTAATAATTTTTCCGAGAAATTGAATGTATTTTATACTGTATTCTTTGATTTTATTAATAAATGAATTTGGAATAATTTGTTTAATTTGTCCATATAAATGATCTAATTCTTTTGAAATTTCGTCAATTTTAGGAATATTTATAATTTGGTCTTTATTTGTTGAACCAGTTGATTTATCAGTATTTTTTAATTTAGTTAAATCAATCGTAATTTTAATTTTTTTATTTATATTTTTCCCATTAATAATTTCATTTTTTGGAACTATAATTTCCAATGTTTTATTACTTAATAAAGCTATTTTATTAATTAAAGCTTCAAAACGTCTAGAAGTTGTATAAATATAATATCCTTTTTTATCACTATGATCAACACGAACAGTTTCTAACATTGTACTTGTTTTTTTCTCACGTTCATTAATTAAGTTTGATAATTCATTTGCGATAGTTTCAATAATTTGATGATTATAATTAATTTTATTTTGGATTTGGTCTAATTCTAGACAATGTCCAAAATGGAAAATATTTTTATCAATTTTTTCAATTGTCGAATAATAACATTTATTTATATCAAATGTATTTTTATAATCGGTAATAAAATTATTTAATATGTTTAGAGTTGTTTTATCTAATTGAAGACTTTTAAGCATTGGTTTTTTATTTATATCTAATTTTTCAATAATATCAACTAATTCATATAATGACTTATAAGAATTATCAATATTATTTAAATCATATGGTGTAAATTGTCCCATCGCAAATTTGCGATGTAATTTTTCTAAATCACAAATACCTTTTAATGATTTTTCAAAATTCATATAGAAATTTTTATTTGGAATACCATTTATTAAATCTGTCATTTCTTCAATTTGTTGATATCGATTATTAATAATATTAATATCACGAATTGGATTTAATAATCTTTTTTTGAATGCTCGTTTTCCTATAACTGTAGATGTTTCATTTAATAAATTTAATAAATTTGTTGTTCTTCCATAATTAAATTGATTGTCAATTACATTTAATTGTTCGAGGGAATTATTTGCTAAGATAAATTGATTATTATTTTCCCATATTTCCGGTTTATCAATTTGTTGAAGAATATTATCACTATGTTCATTAATATATAATAATAATAAATAATAACTGAATCGACCATATTCTTTCATATTCAAACCCAATTGGTCTAGAATTGAAATTTGTAAATTGTTTGGAAATATTTTTTCAAAAAACTTTTCTTGAAAACTAATTTTTTTCTCTTTTTCTGAAATTTTAAAATAATTAATTTTATAATGTCTATCATGTAATCCTAAAGCATTTTTTAAATTTTCTTCTTTGATAATATTTCCTTCTTTTGTATTATCTAGATTGTTATCTGTATTATTATCTGTATTATTATCTGTATCAGTTGAATCATGTTTATTAAAAAAACCCAAACTTGAATCAATTTGTATTAAAACTTCACTTGGATTTTTAACACTAATAAATTTATGTAATTCGTCAAAAATTAATGATGTATCATCAATAGTATTATAAGTTTCATATATTGTATTTTCACCTGTTAAACAATCCATCGAACTTATCCCAGAATAAATATATGATTTTTTCTTATCAAAAAAGGAGGATGATTTTTCCAAATAGATAGAAACTAAATTATTTGAGTCATTATTAGAACGCATATTGATTCCGGGGGTCGCAATTGTCATGACTGAACGACTAGTTCCCGCTTTTTGTTCATCTTGTTTAATAACTATTACTGTCCAGCCATGTTTCTGAACTAATATATTAAGAAATTTATCAAGAACATGAAATGGAAAACCAGCCATATAAATATTACCTTCTTCGGAATCAGATGAACCAGAACAAACTTTTTTAAGACTTACATTAATATTACATAATTCGGAAACTTCCCATAAAACACCTCTTCTTTTTCCATCAGAAGATTGATAACCATAAATTTCCCAAAAATCACCAACTTGAATGTATATACATGTTTTTTGTCCATATTTATTTTGATAATCTTCTAATTCATCAAGATATATATCTGTTAATAATTTTTTTTTACCATTTTTTTCTTTATTATATGACTTTTCTGATGACTTTTCTGATGACATATATTAAATAAGTAAGAATGTAAGTAAATATAATAATTTATAATATGTTAAATTTTCTTAAATCAGATGGATAATCTTAGTATAAAAATTGAAGTTAAATATAGGCATATTTGATAAATAATTAAATAATTTATTAGTAAAATGACAGATATATTACATGAAAAAATAGAAGAAAGCGAAAAATATTTGAATGATAATAATATTCCATATATTTATGTGAATAATAATATTCCACGATTTGACAAATTATTTTTTAAGTTTATTGTTCCAAATGCTTGTATAGGTTTTGTTGGAAGAGGTAATTTCAAAGATAATAAAGATACTCTGGATAAGTTTTATAAAAAACTTGATGAAAAATTATCTACAATACCAGATGATATTAAAATTTATATTTACTTATATAATTTAGATTATGAACGTGATTCAGATGAATTCAAACGGATTTATGATGATTTTGAAGATGAATTCGGATTTGATGGTCATGGGAATGGAATTGAATTAATAACAAATATAAATCAGATTAATGTTATAGATATTCCATATGTTATAACTGCTCCACATATTTTACGTTCATTAAAATTAAATCCAGTTGTCGATATATTAACAAATAAACTAATAATATGTAGTTTATATGCGTATCAACGTTTTTTAGCTGTTTCAAATGATGAAGAAGTTAATTCATTTAAAAGTAAATATAATATGGAAATATTACCAATTGATGAAATAAATAAAAAATATAAATCACAATTAATTTTAACATTCAAAAATAGAAATACATTTACATATGAATACTATAAATTTAATTTAAATCTAGATGGATATGTATCAAATATAAATATTATAGAAAGTCCAAATAAAATAATTGATGGTGTATCAAGTTTTTGTAAAATATGTATGAAATATTTCTTTATTCATCGAGATGAAGATGAATATGAAAATGTTAAATCTGTTGATGTGGATACATGTTTCAAATGTCTCAGAAATACTTTTTAGAAAAAAGTATCGGCAAAAACATTTTCACAGTTGCCTCCGGCACTGAATTTTATTCTAGAATTATTTTTTAGAATTATTTTTTTAGAATTATTTTTTAGAATTATTTTTTAGAATTATTTTTTAGAATTATTTTTTAGAATTATTTTTTAGAATTATTTTTTAGAATTATATTCTAGATGTAATTTTTATTTTTATTTTTTTTAAGGTTTTTCAAATGAATAATTTTTATTTGAATTGTATTTAGTGGGCATAATTTTATAGTTGCCTTCGGCACTACAAATCCCACCCACCGCGACCGAAGGGAATATAATTTTAAGAATGATTATTTAAATTATATAATAATTTGATTACTATTATATAAAGATTATCAATCGTAATAATATGTAAAGTATTATTATAAAAAAATATCATATGTATAGTTAATTATTATATTAATATTTTATACGTTATGTAATTCTAATTAAAATTATAATT